CAAGATCCGCGACGAGAAGTACAGCCCGGAGGCCGCGATCGGTGAGGCCGAGGTCAAGGGCTGGCCCTTCAAGACCCACATCTGCGCGAGCACCGCCTACAACTACATCCGCGGCGAGATCTTCGGCGACGAGCTGACCGTCTCCATGCTGCCGCAGCACGGCAAGCGCCACCAGCCGGAGCGCCCGGCCGGATCCATGCCCCGCAAGCCCGCCGGCCGGAGTATCGAGGATCGCCCTGAGCACATCAACGACCGCAGCACCTTCGGTCACTGGGAGATGGACAGCGTCGAGAGCTGCCAAGGCGTCAGCAACACCTACATCGTGATGACCGAGCGCAAGACCCGCCGCGAGATCATCATCCCCTCGCCGGATAAGACGAGCGCCAGCGTCGTCGCTGCCCTCGACACCCTCGAGAAGAAAGTCGGATCCAAAGTGTTCCCGCTGATCTTCCAGTCGATCACCTGCGACAATGGCTGCGAGTTTGCCGACGCCGCCGGGATCGAGCGCAGCATCACCGGCCGAGGCCCTCGCACCGAGGTCTACTACTGCCACCCGTACCGGCCGAGCGAGCGCGGATCCAACGAGAACCAGAACGGCCTCATACGTCGGCACCTGCCGAAGGGCACCGACCTGAGCACGATCTCCTACGAGGAGACCAAGCGGATCGAGGACTGGCTGAACAACTACCCCCGCAAAATGTTCGGTTATCTGTGCTCCGAGCAGCTTTTCCGGGAAGAAATCGCCCTCATTCTGGCCTCATAAAAAATATTTTTGCTTTTTTGTGCATTTACTCTTGACAAATGGCCTGCTGTCCATTATCATTAAACGCACAGAGACTCAACTGAGTCGGCTGTGCGTTTTTTCTTTACTACAACCCCATAGGACGGAGGTGAGACTGACGGGAAAGTACCGCTACCTGACCTTCGAGGACAGGAAGAAGATCGAGGCGTGGCATCTGCTCGGAGATCGGCCGGTCGATATTGCGGCCCGCCTGAGCGTTCACCACACCACCATCTACAAAGAGCTCCAGCGAGGCGCGACCGGCGCGCTGGACGCCAACCAGCGCGAAGGGTACAGCGCAGAGCTTGCCGAGAGGCGGCTGCGTGAGAGCTTCAAGCGCAGAGGTAAACGAGCACCGGCCGCACAGTAGCCAAGAACACCCGGCAGCGCCGGGCCGAAGAAAGGAGAGCCCAACATGAAAACGACCACACGACCCCGACGCTGAAAATGGACGAGCTGCGCACCCCCTCCGCGCTGCTCTCTGAAGCGATCCGGCGGTCGTGTTTCTGTTTTTCAGGGACTCGACACCACCAAGATCCCCGGCTCTGGCCGGGCCAAGATGAAAGGAGACCACCATGACACACGATCCGAACGTGTACGGCTATGTAAACGGAAAACCCGTTTTTTCCCGCGACGAGTTCATCTATGAAAGCCGCCGGCGCGGCCCCATCGAGGACGACGCCGAGCTCATAGCCTTCACCGAAAAAGCGACGAGCGGCTGGCATAGCGCCGGCTGGAGCCATAGCTTCATCGACTTTTACATCAGCGACTACGCGCTGAGCGAACCCTTCGCAAGCCTGACGCTAAGTGAGTTCGGGCGCCTGAAGGAGCTCCAGCAAGAAGCGCGCGAAGCCGCCAAAGCAGCGGACGACGCTCGGTGCTGGCAGCTCAAGGAGACGATCAACTGGGCCGACAACAGCGTCGAGGAAATCTACGAGGACAAAGACGGGAACATCAAGCGCATCACGGTCATCGGCCCGCACGGCGACGCCTGCTGAGGAGGTGAGGAACATGAACACCAAAGCCATCCGGCAGCTCGCCGACGTCACACTGGACAAGTACCGCAGCTCAATCCCCCGCAAAGCCTTCGAGGAGTTCGTGAAGGACATCATCGCCGGCGAGAACCGCGCGACCGCCTTCAGATACGAGGCAAGCCCCATCTGCCGGGCCTCGTTCCCGTCCACGCTGGACGAGGACGGCGCCCGCTGCACTGTGGAGGTCACGGTCTACCGGCTGAACGCTGTGGCCGTCACGGCCTTCCTGCTGGACGGGCCTGAGACGCTGCTGCGGCACATCGGGCTCGACGAGCGGGACACCTACACCACCAAGCACGAGATCGACGACCTCGTCACCGTCGTGCATATCACCAGAGAGGAGGCAACAGCATGTCAGCACTGAGAGACATCGCCCGAGACTTCGCCCCGGAGATCCGCGACGGCATCGGCTGGACAATCGTGTACCGCACCGGCCGCTCGTGGAACGCCCTGACGATCTGGAGCGACATCTGGAACGGCGAGTGGGAGACCAACGACCTCAACGACGCCATCGGGATCCTGAAGGCAGACCCGGACGCCGTCATCGTCAACGGCTACTACTGCGGCCACTTCGGTGAGGACATGACCATCGACGAGATCGCCGCCGGGATCCGCTGGCACTACGAAGGCGGCCGCAACCGCCTCGCGGACTATTGCGAAGTCACGCAAGGTCGGGACGCCCTCGAGGAGGGCCGCAAGGCTGCCGAAGCTGCCGGCCTCCCGTTCTGTGAGCGTCTGGCCGACGGAGGCGACGACGAGCTGAGCCCCTACGTCTACGACGGCAGCATGACGCTCGCCGATCGTGAGAAGATGCAGCAGGCCCGCGAAGCCTTCGAGAAACTGGCCGACGCTCTGCGGGAAATAGCCGCCAAGCTGGCCGAGGCCCTGAAGCCGGTCATCAACGCTGTGCTCTCTGCCCTCAAAAAGCTCTGGAAGGTATCGGCCAAGGCCATCGGAGTGCCGCCGAAGTGGCTGCACCTCGCAGCTCACGCGAAGAAAGCCAGAACCCGGAAGAAGTACCGCAACCGCATCCGGCGCTATGTTTTCGAGGCTCTGGCTGCGGAAGGAGGTGGAGGCCCATGACAGCCAAGTGCGTCGGCTGCGGGCTCGACTGGAACGTCAGCATCTACCAGAAGATCCCCCGCACCGGCTACATCTGCCCGCACTGTGAGAGCCGGCTCCGCGCCGGCGAGACCCTGCCGAACATTCAGGCCAGCCAGAAGGCTCGGCCGCAGAGAACGAAAGGAGCAACCCCATGAAAAAGATCGCACTCAAGAACGCCGCCCGCGGCACGGCCTTCGACTATGCCGGCCAGAGCTGGATCCTGCTGGAGAATGATGACGGCCGCGCCCTCTGTCTGAGCAAGGACATCATCGAGACCCGAGCCTTTGACGAGGGCAACTGCAACAACTTCGCCGTCGCCAGCAGCAAGGAATACCTCAACGGCGCCTACCTCGACAACCTGCTCGAGGACGTGAACGGCCCCAACGCCTTCCTGACCACGGAGCTCGACCTGACCACCGACGACGGCCTGAAGGACTACGGCACCTGCACCGTCACCATCTTCCTGCTGACGGTCGACCAGTACCGGAGCAACCGCGACGTCATCCCCAACGCAGACGACTGGTGGTGGCTGTCCACCGCCTTCAGCACGAAGTCTAACGGATACGAGTCACTCGCTCGCGACGTCGGCTCCGATGGCACGCTGAACTGGAACAGCGCCTTCAGCGGCAACGACGGCCTGCGCCCCGCTTGTTATCTGGACTCCGATCTCCTGATCTCCGTCGAGGACGACGAAGCCACCGACGACGTCACGCCGGAGCACGCCGGCGAGATCATCGCGGCGCTGGCTGAGCAGTTCGGCGGCACCTTCGCCACCGAGGATCAACTGACCACGGCCCTCTCGTTTATGCTCGGCACCCTGAGAGCCACCCGCGAGAAGGCGGCCCGGCATGAGTAACCTCTCCACCCTGTTCGACCGCTACAAGGCCCTCGTCGTATTTGATACCGAGACCAGCGGCCTCGACTTCGACAACGACCAGATCATCGAGCTCGCCGCCCTGCGCGTGGAGCGCACGGCCACCGGCGGCCTGCGGATCGCCGGCAAGATGGACACCTTCATCAAGCTGCCCGAAGGCGAGACCCTCCCGGAGAACATCGTCAGCCTGACCGGCATCACCGACGAGCGGCTCCAGACCGAGGGCGTGCAGCCGGCCAAGGCGGCCAGCCAGATCGCCAAGCTCATGCAGAACGGCCCGACCCTGATGATCGCCCACAATGCGCAGTTTGACGCCTGTTTCCTTCGTGGCCTGCTCCGCGGCCAGAAAGTCGGCCGGATCGACTGGCTGGACAGCCTGACGGTCTACAAAGACCGCAGGGCCTACCCGCACAAGCTCGCCAACGCGATCATCGCCTACGACCTCACCGGCAAGGTGCAGAACAGCCACCGCGCCATCGACGACGTGCTGGCCCTGTTCGAGGTGCTGAAGGCGATGGACGACGAGCGCGAGGATCTCGGCAGCTACGTCAACCTGTTCGGCTACAACCCCAAGTACGGCGTCAGCGGCCGCCGGATCGTGGGCGCCAGATATGAGCCGCAGAGCTTCAGCAAGGGCCTGACTCGCCCGGAGCAGACGCTCCCGGCCCGCGTGGCGCGGAGGTGACAGCATGAGCCCGGAGATCACGATCACGAGCGAGGAGCTGCGCGAGCGCGTCGAGGATCGCCTCGACCGCTGGATCCCTGACGACGTCTGGAACCGTGCCGAGCTCTACGCCCGCCACAAAAATGAAGTAAACCG